GAAAAATCTACGGACTTTTTCAGTTTCACCCTTTGCGTTCTCAACTTCTTTAATAAAGAACAAAGTTGCATACTTTTTAAGACCTTTTAAGTCTTTACCAGCACAACCTAGATATTTAATCAACTGTTTGAAGGTTGCAAACTCTTGACCTTCTACAGCACCACTTGCTAAAAGCATATCGAAGTTAGAACCCGTATACTCTTTTTTACTTATTGCATTTATCATTTTTACCTCTCTAATGATTTATGATGTTATTATAACAAGACTAACAACAATTGTCAAGTCTTATTTTGTTATTGTTTTAAATTTTCTTCTACTTTTACTAAACTGTTTAAGTGGAGAACCAAAGATAATTTCTTTAGTTTCACCTTGTTTAATATAACCAACTAATTGTCCTTTCTTATTTAAAATATAAGTGTGATTTGGGACAACATAACCATCTTCTGGCCATTCTGTTATTTCTTGTAGATATGTAAGACTATTCATTTTGTTATTATAACAAGATGAACGGATATTGTCAAGTCTTTTTAAAAGTCTTTTAGTGCAGCTTCACATATATTTTCATATACGGGACGAAATTGTTCTAAAGTCAAGGGTGGTATATCATGTTTATTGCATGTTTTAAAGTAAGACTTCCATGCAGTTTCTAATTGTTCTTCTGTGTAAAGTACCATAATTATTCTATTTCTTTCAAATGACCTCTTAGTTGTTCCATATTCAGTTTAGTGTCTTGATAAAACTTATCCAAATCTATGTTATTAGGAAGGTCAAAAACAGTATTTATATTTTCTATTCGACCCTTTAAAAAGTATAGATTATCTTTCATATAGAGTATATCATCTAATATACGGGGTTCTGACCATGTCTGAGACGATACAGACGCATTTGTAGTACTATCTACCGTAATATCATAAAAGTCGTCTGGAGAGACTCCTAGACAGTCTGAGAGGTATTCAGTGTTTTCATCTAGATAATTGACTAAAAGTGGTATTCCAGTATCAATACTACCATAATGTGAAATAAATTCTAAATTATAGTCCTTTGCATAATCAATATATTCTTCGGGTAATGTAAATCCACACATTGATATAATTGTCTTATTTTTAAAATAAGGAAATGCAGAAGTAAGTAAAAATTCTAGGATTTTTTGATTGGGAACAGTCATATGATATCCACCACTTGAATTTATTTTATACTGTTCATTATTAATCATTTGTTTTAGAATATTTACATCAGACATCCAATCTAGATTTTGTGGTAAAGTAAAAGACCGATGATATTCTGACACCATAATTGAAGGTAATAGAGTACATATCATTGCGGATGCATGATGCATATTTTTTGTATGCAACACTAAAGTCTCGGGTTTAAATTTAAATATATCAACATTTCTTTTTGCCATTTCAAATACTTCTTTATGAGTAAACTCTATTTTACGAGACGGTTTAGTTGAACCAGATGTAGAACTAATCATAAAGATATCATCTTCGGATACATCATTTGGCATTTCAAAGTCATTTGGTTCTTTGAATATAAGTTCTCGAGTATCAATTAATTCTTTACTATATTCTCTTATCATCTGACCATGAAGACCGTCATACAAATCGTCTCCCAAGAATTCATGATGTACACAATAATCTGCAGGCCCATGAAGTGCAAGTTTAGTATAAGGTAAAGACTCTTTGGTTGCGGGTGCATCAATAATAAATATTTTAAGTCCTAGTTCTGCACATGCAATCAAACAACTTAAATGATAATGACTGACATCTAAAATAGAAATTGCAACTATTTCTCCTTTACGAACACTGTAGTTTTCTTGAAACAACATCTTCCATTTTTTTATCTCATGAATAAGTTCTTCTTTAGTTTTACTATCGAAGTTTATATTATCATTTAATATATGTCTATTAATTACTTTTGACAATTTTTTTACCTATGTTAAATATCACTTCTTGTTCGAAAGGTTTTGTTTTTTTACTCTGCATATAATTATACATTATGTCGTCTGGTACTAAAACTCTTTCTATTTTATTTTTTTCTATTTCTTTGTTAACATAATCTACCATAAAGTCAAGAATTTGTTGTTCAACTTCTCTTTCCGAATAATCCATAATATTCATATCATATATCTTACTTGCAGTCATAATTGTAGGAAGAAAGTAATAATCAATACTTTCATTGTGATGTAAGTTTCTAGAAATTGCAACCCTATCCTGAGTAAAGTTTGGTATGTATTTTTCTACAGACTCTAGTATTTGTTTGTGTGAATATAATTTAGGCCACCATGGGTCATTAATTGTTTTTATGTGTTTTAGTGGTGTTAAACACTGCACTATATCATCATCCTCATTTACTTCCCATGGTTGTATATCAGTTCCAGGCATTGGTGCAACATCATCAAATGTTATAATAGTACTAGTTCTAGTTGGATATCCTTCTAAAATTTTGCGAAACAATCCGTCTTTTAAATCCATACGAGTTAGACCGCCTGAGTTATTTGGGTCAATTGGTTTATTAAAATCGTGAATTATAAGAAATGACCATCCAGTTAATAAAGGTTCTGCATTTTGAAGAGCATGTAAAAGATTTGAAATTGCCTTTACATAAAAATCAGTATCACCCATTAACAGACCTTCGGGCACTATGTGAGTTTTTAATCCAAGTTCCCAAGCTGCAAAATAACTTGCAATCATATCTGTAGTTGTAGTTAAAGTATTGATTGTTAAATTATCTCCTTTCTTTAAATTTTTTGAAAGAAACAAATGTTTAAACTTGTTTATTCTTTTACAAAGAGTTTCATAATCCATGTTTTCATTCACATGGTAAAAGTTTGGATTAATTATTTCACGAGTTATTGTAGTCATTTTTCATATCCTTTATAAATTTAGAGTGTATCTTACATCCGATAAATTCATTATAGTAATCATCACGAAGTAAAACATCATTTTCAAATTGCAGTTTTGCTTCATAATAAGAACATTCTCCTTTTGTTCTGCATAAGTAAAGTATTCTGCGTTTAAATAATTTACCATCTTCACGCAGTAATTTGACTTGTTCGTTTGAACCATGATAATCTTTCCAATCAGATTGTACTCGAGTAATTATTTTTCTTTTTCGAGATTTATTTTTAGGTAAAACTTTCTTTTTCCAAAAAAACTTTTTACCAATATATTTCATACCAGTGTCAACTTCTTCTACTTCATAAACAAATCCTTGATATCTTTGAAGTTCTTCTTCATTCAAATCAAATACTTTGTCTTCGTATAACCAAGTCATACATGTATTTATTGATTATTTAAGCCAATGAACTAAGGTCTTTCTTTCTCCAGATTTAACTTCTCTTACCGAATGTGCTATGTTCCAATTAAGTTTAATAGTCTGTCCTTTTTCTAATATTATTTCTTCTTCATCATCACGAGTATGAATTACCAACTCTCCCCCAGTATATTCATCGGGGTCTGATAACATTGTTATGGTACTCCAATTAGGTACATAAGCAGCATGTACATGTTCTTTTGTAAATGACCCAGTGTTGTATTTTAAAAAATACCAAGTAATTAAATTTATATCTTCTCCGTATTTTTTCTTTAAATCATTTAACATAAAATTAGAATCTTTAGAAGGTATAGTCCATTTTAAATTTTCAAACACGAGTGCGTGTACTGGCCACTTGAACACCCCTATATTAAGTTCAGATGGTATTACTTCGGTAGTGATTTTACTACTAGTTGAAATTGAGTTTGGTGGATTTGATAAAAGTGAAACATTAAAAAGTTCTTCTATATGAAATAAAGACATTTCATCAAACACATAATCTATATCGTACATTAGTCTTCTAATTCTATAATCTTTGCCTCTGACCCACACATGGGACAGTATAAAGGTTCTTGGTCATCTATGTCTACAATAACATGAGTATCAGACTCGCACACATGACAAATAATTTGATACTCTCTTTCGTCCAAAACTAACAACCTACATTTGCAATTACATCATCTAATTTATCTTCTATTCTACTCAGTTGTGGAGTTTCTACTGATAAAGTATCTACAGTATCCCAACCCCAATCACCCTCAAGACCATTAACAGAATACTCCGTGACTCTTTTCTCAAAGAAGTTATCGTGTGATGCACCATTAAGTACCCAATCTAACCACGGTAGTGGATTATCTTTTGCATTAAAGTTTGGTTTCATTCCAAGTTGTAGTAGTCTTCTATCTGCAATATGTCTTATATATTGTTTAACTTCTTCTTTTGTAAGACCTTCAATTTTATAATTATTGTATGCAAGGTCAATAAACTTATCTTCTAACTTGACAACATCTTTTGCAATCTTATAGATTTTAGATTTAAGTTCATCGGTGACAATACGAGTATGTTCACCACAAAACTCACGAAACAGTTTTGCATTACCTTGAACATGTAAAGTCTCATCACGAATAGACCACTCAACAATTGTCCCCATACCTTTCATTTTACCATATCTTTGAAAGTTTAATAACATGACAAATGATGCAAAGACAGAAAGACCTTCGTTGAATACTGATTGTGCAAGTGCAAGTGCAAGACCTTGTTGAGTAGAAATATCTCCGTCTTTCATAAAGTCAATCTTATCGGACATTTCTTTGTATTCCAAAAATGCAGAATAGTCCGAGTCTGGTAATCCAAGGGTATCATTAAGTAGTGCATATGCACGTTGGTGAACACCTTCTCTATTTGCAAAAGAAGATAACATGTTTCTTACTTCGTTGTTTTTAAATTTAGGAATTAGGAGTTCGTGATAATTTTCTCCTACTTGGACATCACTTTGAGTGAAAAGTCTTAGTACTTGCGTAATGAATAATTTTTCGTCTTCGTTGAGTTTCGTTCGCCAGTCTTGAACATCTTCTGATAGTTCCGCTTCGTCTTCTATCCAATGTATTTCCTCGTGTTTTTTAGTTAATTCAACTGCCCATGGGTAGATGAAAGGTTTGTATGTTTTTGAAAATTCTAGTAATGCCATTTTTATCCTTCACATGCTTTACACTCTTCCGAGTCTTCTGTTTCTGTTTTGTCAAATAGTTCCATAAGTTCATCATAACCCCCAACATATTCACCATGTAAATATATTTGTGGAACTGTTTTAACACCTTTTCGTCCCGTCACTTCTCTTGCAGTCTTACCAATCTCTTCAAGATTAATTTCATCGTACTGTATACCACGAAGTTTCAGTTCTTCTTTTGCAAGTTGACAGTAAGGACAATTGTGTTTAGTGTAAACTATTGTACTTGTATCACTTTGCAGTGCGACTCGTTCTACCTTTTCCGATACATTCTCTGCACGAGAAGATGCTTCAGTTCGTAAGTAATAAAGACCTTTCAACCCCTGACTCCATGCACGAAGGTGTACTTTATTTACATACGATTTGTCTGCACCAGCGGGAAAGAAAAGATTAACAGATTGTCCTTGACATATATATTTCTGTCTGTCTCCCGCATGTTGAATTACCCAGTTCTGGTCTAATTCGTCCGCAGTTTTATATATACTTTTTTCACCTTCTGTAAGGAACGATAAGTGTTGTACAGACCCTTTATTAGTAATAATAGAACTCCAAATACTATCGTTATTCATTTCTTTTGATTCAAGTAATTCTTCTAGATATTTGTTCTTTACAAGAAAACTACCCGCACGAGTTCTGTGAGTATACGCATTTGCTTTGAGTGGTTCTATTGAAGGACTTGTTCCTAAAATAACACCACTAGATGCATTTGGAGCAATCGCAGTTAGATGAGAGTTTCTTTCTTTTGAACCTTTTCCGTCTAGATATTCTCCCCTTTCCTCTGCAAGTATTTCTGTTTCTGCATGTGCTTCATCATGTATAAATTTAAATACTTGTTCATTGATTTCTTTTGCGAGTTCAGACTCCCATGCAACACCATGTTTATGTAGAAGAGAGTGAAATCCCATTGCACCAAGACCTAAACTTCTTTCACGCATTGCAGAATATTTTGCACGAGAAATAGTGTCTGGTGCATTTTGTATAAAGTATTCAAGAACATTGTCTAACATTCTTATTAAGTCTCTTACTATAGTGGTATCTTTCCATTCATCATAGTATTCTAGATTCAATGATGATAAACAACAAACTGCAGTTCTTTCTGCACTAGTTGGTAAGTGTATTTCATTACATAGATTACTTCCATGTATTTTAAGTCCCTTATCTTTAAGTGGTTGTGGTAAATTTTTATTTGCGGTATCAATAAAATTTAAATATGGTTCACCAGTTCTAAATCTTATTTCAAGTATTCTTTCCCAAAGTTTTCTTGCTCTAATAGTTTCTTTTACCGTTTTATCATTTGGGTCAATTAAATCAAAGTCAGAATCATTTATAACTGCAGTCATAAATTCATCGGTGACATTAATCGCATTATGTAAATTCAATGCTTTTCTTTGAACATCCCCAGTGGGAATACGCATATTTAAAAATTCCATAATGTCTGGATGGTCTATGTTCATATAAGCTGCATATGAACCTTTACGAGTTTTACCTTGACGGTATGCAATCATATCTGCATCAACAGTATGTAGAAAAGGCATTGGGCCTGGTGCAATATCAGATACCGTTCTAACATCTGACCAATGACCACCAACTCCACCACCCATAATAGATAACCAACGCAGTTCACTAGAGTGTCCTATAAGACCTTCTAGGGTGTCTGGAACATAAGTTAGGAAACAAGATATAGGCATACCCTTACTTTTAGTTTCTTGTCCGTTAGGTGCGTTAGAAAGGACGGGAGACGCAAACATGAACCATTTATTACTTACATAATCATAAAGTCTTTGTGCAAGTTCTTTGTCTACTTTACCGTCATATTTTGACCATGCAAGACTAGCTCTTGCAAAACCTTCTTGGGGGGACTTTTCGTAGTCTGTTAAGTAGAAATCTTTTAACATTCCTACTGAGTATTCTTCTAATAATTTGTCTCGTTTTTTGTCTATATCTAAGTCCAAGATAACTCCCGTATGGTTAAATTTAAAGTGGACTATTATACTCTAATTAGAGAGTATTGTCAATAGTTATTTTGTATATCGACTACGGTTTTTATCTATCGCACGAGAACCAAACCAAAAGGATATGATAGCTGCAAATATTGCCTTTGTATCTTCATCCCATAATATATTAATCGCTTCCTGAAAATCCGTTCCAACTTGTAATGCACTATACAGAAGTGTACCTTCTATAACTGCAAATAAAAGAAAAAACGCATATGTTATAATCGGTCTGACTGACCTTGCTAATCCACCTATAA